GCTTGTCATGTGTATTAGGGTTATATTGATATTTTTTTACTTTACCAAATACATCTGTATAACTTACTTCTGCAAGATCTGGCCCTAGTGTAACTACATCACCATCTGCGTATGCTTGATTTTTATTAGAGAATTGATCACCAACATTTCTGCCAACGAGTCTACTCAAATCCCCAACCATTTGTCTACCTACATTTGATCTATTCATTTTAATAAAAATCCTGCCACACTGTTCCGTTAAATCCTTGATGTTTATTAGTTGAACTATTAAACCTTATATCTCCTGCTACTGGTGTAACACTTGTTGTTACTTCTCCGACCCTTACTCTCCCTTCAATCTGAATACTAGAGTTCTGATCTATCTCTACTTTTCTTTCTTCTGTTGTTACCTGTTGAGAATCAAGAGATCCTTTTAATTGATTAGCCCAGTTCTCTGTTAATGTCCACATCTGTCTAGTTGTGTTGTCATTAAAAGAAAAAGGAAATCTAGGAAACACGGGATAATATGCCATTACTTACCTCTTACCATCAGCCATTACGTCCATCCTAATAGAACCAACATTAAATCGAGTATTAGGAGTACCAGTTGAAACTCTTATCTTAGCAGTTCTTCCTCTTGCTCTAGGTCTGATATAAGAAGTATTACCACTAATCTCAAACGGTCCTTTCTCTATTACTGTATCATTAGGATGATACTTTGTTTTTAAACTTAGTTGTAAGTTACCAACACTTACTTTTATATCTGGTATAATTCTATCTATAAATAGTATATCGTCACCATCGCCAAGATCAAACTCCCCACTCTCAATAAATACAGGCATGTCCTGACCATCTGCTGTATGTACATTGAATGGTTCATTATCAAAAAGAAAATGAGTGTCAGTACTTTCTAAAGGAGCCGATACAGAAGCACCAGTTGTTAGTACTGTGTTTATTATATTCTTATCTGTCCATGTTGTCCAGATAGCTTCTCCGTATGTCCAGTAATTCTGTGATGGACTGTATGTTACATATCTATTACACTCTGATGAGTTAGCACTTGGATACAACCAAGTAACTTCTCCAAACTCTGAGTTAACTCCACAGTAAACTTTTCTACTATTTGTGTAGTTAAAATCATCAAACACATACTTTCTTACAGTACACGGGAGAACCTGAACTTGTCCTGAATAAACATAAAAATTACTATCACCCATCCAATACGTTCTACCGTCAAACTCTGACATAGCGTGTTTAGCTATTAATCCACAGTTTGTTCCAAGTTGTCTTGTACCAAAAACAAAAGGCTCACCTACAAACTCAAGACCTGTTAATGCTGTATCTGTCCAAACAAGTACTAAGTTACCAGAAGCAAGTCCTCCTATTATTTCTGATCCATTAGATAGTCGAATACTTCCTGCCGTGTTTGTAGCAGAGTCAACCCAGTCTGTAATGTTTTCATTAGCTGACCATCTAACCAACATTGGATCAAATGTACCAGTTGCATCTGTTACTCCTAGACACATACCTTGACGAGCTATAGGACTAACAAGAAAACCATTTGCTGCTGCTGGAGCACCTGATACAAGTAATGCTACTTCTGTAAATCCATCCGACTTATTCCATTCATAGATACCGCCTTGCGGATAAGGATTTATTATAAAGTTTTCTCCAAAGTTATCTAAAGACCATTCTCTTATGTCTAACTGTATACCAGTTTCTGAAGCAGGATCACTCCATCCTCTATAATCTGAAGCTGTGACTGGTACAACATTTAAAAATATGTTTGTTCCTTTACCTGATTCTGTGGCTGTTGCTGCGCTTCCTGCTACAAAATGAAACGAGTTGGATGTTATAGCACTGACCTCGTAAAAACCACTAACAGAAGTTATACCTGCTAATCCTGCTCCGGGCCACGCACTAACATTTATATAACTACCTGTTGCTCTATTATGGTTTGTAATACTTACTGTTATAGTTGTCTTTGTGTTTACAAAATTAAACACACTAGAATATGCTGTCATTGTGAAAGGCTGTGCATTATACTCAGAAGCTCCATACCCTAATCCTCCTGCTGCTACAGAAGCACCAGACGGTAGACGTACAGCATAAGTAGCCTTTCCTTTACTTACACTAGTAGCACCTGCAACACTACCAGCTACAAAATTAAAAGCATTAGCATTAACAACACTTACTCTATAGTCTCCTCTTACAGATGTAATGCCACCCGGATACGTACCTGCACCTGTTCCACCACTTGTGGGACTCCAAGCACTTACAGTTATATATGAGCCTGTGTTTAATCCGTGTGCAGAGACACTTGCTGTAATAACACTAGAACCGTCTACTGTGTTAAATGCCCCTGTAACAGTTGTATACCATGTGTCACGGGCTTGTGATACGGTTACATCATAAGGAGTAATATCATAAAGACTACCACCATAATTTATATATGCTTTATGTTCAGTAGCAAAACCAATAAACTCTTTACCGTCAAGAGCAGCCCAAGTTTTTATGGCTCTTCCTGTTCCTATAAAAGAAGATGTAATTCTTTTCTGCCACCCTCTTATACTTTCTGGTTTACCGTCTCTAAAACGAATACGGTTACCATCAAACCATCCACCTTCAGCAGCATACTCTGTAGACTCACGCATAATGCCCGGACGGAAATCGTATTTAACTGTTCTCGTTTCAGTAGACATTATACTCTAACTCTTAAAATTATTTAATACAGCAACGTCTATGGCGTTTAATGCTCCGTTTGAACTTACATCTCTAACAAAGTATGTTAATAAATCAACTGAATCAGCAGCAGCAGTTTTACTTGGTGTTACTCCTGCTGGAAACTTCCAAGCACTTGTTTGAAAATTAAATGTAGAATTACCAGAACTTGTACCATTCACCATATAAATAGCACCTGTTTGACCTACTACTCCGTTTACTGGTTTAGCTAAACTAATAGAAACCGCACCTGCTACTGCACCACTTGCTTTAACATAGAAGAAGTTAGATGTAGCTAAATCAATAGTTGTAGTAGCACTACATTTTATTGTAGTCATTGCACACATACTTCTACCATTAACTGACACATCTCCGCTAAAGGTTGCTACAGAAGCAAATGTTGTGTGACCAGCCATACTTGCTGGTCCTGTTGCACTTAGATTAGTTATTAATCCATTATTAAAACTAGTAGCACTAATTGAACTTTGTGTTATTCTTCCAAAATTAAAAGAAGAATTACCTGCTGTAGTTCCAATAGATACGTTTGCTAAAAAACTGCTGTTTACATTTGTTGTTGAGTCACCAGCACTTGCACAATAGAAACCTGCGAATAAAGGAACAACAGTAGTAGGAGTTGCCAGTATACCCATTGTAGCTTGTTTAGGTATATTTGTTCCAGTGTTTCCAGCATTCTTAACTCTAACTGTAAACGCATTAGGATTACGTACAATGTACATCTTACCTGCCCAAGTAACACCGTTTCCTTGATTGGCAGTTGTAAATGTAGGAACTATTAGATCCACAATAGAAGTGGCATCTGATCTTGTTCCTGTTAATCCTAATACTGTTAGTCTACTTTGATCAGCTAGTCCATTATTCTGACTCAGTGTTATAGTAGTCGCTGTAGAAAAATCTATTGAACCAGCTATATTAGTACTAAAAGCATTATCAACCATGTCAATAACGTTATCATTAAGTATAGTTCCCCATGTATTTGCGTTTTCACCTGCGCCTTGTTTTGCAAGCTGCAAAGTATTTGTATAACTAGTAGCCATTACTGTGTTCCTTGTTGTAGATTATCTTGTCCTCCTGCTGGATTCGCAGCTATCTCCATGTCATCCCTTCTTGCTCTACGTGCTTCATTATTTAAGAATGTAGCTTCACGTTGATATTGTTGATCCCAGTATGTAGCTGCTGCTGGATTTTTCATCCAATACAATGCTTCTACCATACTGGCATAGAATAACGCATTAGCACAGTATTGTGTAAAGTAGTTCTCTTCGTTTGTAGCTGAAGCTAAAGCAGCAGGTTGAGCTACATAAGACATTTCTATACTATATGCAGATGCAGGAGCAGGAGCTATAAGAAGCTGTTCTGCTCCAAAGTTTGCATAATATCTTGGAAGACCGATTGAAGTACGTTGAGGCCAGTAGTCGTTTAAGTAATCTTTACTACGTAATAATAACTGAGTTCGTAATCCTGTTGATGTTGTAAAGTTAACATTACGTACAATCAAAGATCTATTAGGTACAACAGGCTTAGTTACAAAAGGATCTCCTTGAACAAAGAAACTTGTAGCAAAGTTTGTTAATCCTAATACATCTGTTTCACGAGTTAATCTTAGCTCTGCTCTATCTA